GTGTGCCGCCTGAAGGAGATTGGCGCTCTTGGATCGTTATGGGCGGTCGTGGCGCTGGAAAAACACGTGCGGGCGCCGAATGGGTGCGTGCGCAGGTAGAGGGTGCCGGTGCGCGCGACAAAGGTCGTTGCTCGCGCATTGCGCTAATTGGAGAGACGATTGATCAGACGCGAGACGTGATGATTTTTGGCGAGAGCGGGATTTTAGCGTGCTCACCACCGGATCGCAGACCGGAATGGCAAGCGAGCCGAAAGCGTCTGTTGTGGCCTAATGGAGCAGTGGCGCAGGTTTTCTCGGCGCATGATCCCGAAAGTTTGCGTGGACCGCAGTTTGACGGAGCGTGGGTCGATGAGTTGGCCAAGTGGAAGCGGGGGCAAGACGCTTGGGACATGTTGCAATTCGCGTTGCGATTGGGGGATGACCCCAGAGTTTGTGTGACGACCACACCGCGCACGGTTGGCTTCTTGAAAGATCTGATCGCAGCGCCAAGCTCGGTCGTAACGCACGCGGCGACAGAAGCGAATAGTGCGAATTTGGCGAGTGGCTTCTTGGAAGAAGTCGAACGCCGCTATGCGGGCACGCGGCTCGGGCGGCAGGAATTAGAAGGTCTGTTGCTTGAAGACGCGGAGGGCGCACTGTGGAGTAGCGCTTTGTTAGAGGCCAATAGGGTAAACATATCTCCACAGCTTGATCGCATCGTTTTTGCGGTTGATCCGCCAGCCGGGTCGAAGTCAGGGGCTGACGAGTGCGGAATTATCGTGGCGGGGGTGATATGCAAAGGCCCACCACAAGAGTGGAAAGCGGTGGTTCTGGAAGATGCCAGTGTGCAAGGCGCGTCGCCAAATGCTTGGGCTCAAGCGGCGAGTGATGCGATGCAGCGTTGGGAAGCAGAACGGCTCGTGGTCGAAGTGAACCAAGGGGGGGACATGGTGAGTTCGGTGATCCGTCAGGTTGATCCGATTATGCCGATCACTGCGGTTCATGCCTCTAAAGGCAAGGTGGCGCGGGCAGAGCCAGTCGCGGCTTTGTACGAACAAGGGCGTGTGACACACATGCGCGGGCTTGGCGCATTGGAAGATCAGATGTGCCTGATGACGGCGCAAGGATACGACGGAAAAGGATCGCCAGATCGCGTGGACGCGCTGGTTTGGGCCTTGTTCGAATTGATGATTAAGCCGACGCAAACTTGGCGTAGGCCCCAGATACGGTCGCTCTAGGGCGCCTGAAGTTACAGAACATGAAGCATGACTGACGTGGCCCGAAACGATTGGGCCACGATCAAGGTAGCTGTGCGAAGAGGAGAGAAAAATGGCATTCGATTTTTTCAAGCGGCGCAGCGAAGAGGCTGGCGCGATTGAGAGCAAAGCAAGTGCAGCGGGACCAGTGATTGCGTATCATGGGGCAGGGCGTGTGGCATGGTCTGCGCGCGATACAGTGTCGCTGACGCGGTCTGGTTTCGCAGGCAATCCCGTGGGTTTTCGCGCGGTGAAACTGATTGCAGAGGCGGCGGCGGCGGTGCCATTGGTGCTGCAAGACAACCAACAACGCTTTGAAACACATGAGTTTTTGCAACTTGTTGCGGCACCCAATGGCGCGCAAGGGAGGGCGGAGTTTTTCGAGGCGTTGTTTGGCCAGCTTTTGTTGTCGGGTGATGCTTATGTAGAAGCTGTGACGAGCGAAAGTGGTGCGCCGTTCGAGATGCATGTGTTGCGCTCGGATCGCATGAAGGTGGTGCCCGGCGCGGATGGCTGGCCTGTGGCGTATGAGTATGCAGTCGGCGCGCGCAAGCATCGTTTTGATGTGAGTGGAGACGAACCATCGGTTTGTCACATCAAGAGTTTTCATCCGCAAGATGATCATTACGGCCTTTCGCCTATGCAAGCAGCAGCAACTGCCTTGGATGTGCACAATAGTGCGTCGCGTTGGTCAAAAGCGTTGCTTGATAATGCAGCGCGGCCATCGGGAGCGATTGTTGTGCATGGCAAAGACGGCAATGGCACGCTTGGGCCGGAGCAGTTTCAGCGCCTTCAGGATGAGATGGAAGCCTATCATCAAGGTGCGAAGAATGCGGGGCGCCCGATGTTGTTAGAGGGTGGTTTGGACTGGAAGCCAATGGGCTTTTCACCGAGCGACATGGAGTTTCAAAAGACCAAGGAGTCTGCCGCGCGCGAGATTGCGATTGCGTTTGGTGTGCCGCCGATGCTGCTCGGGATTCCGGGGGATGCAACGTATGCAAATTATCAAGAAGCGAACCGCGCGTTCTATCGTCAGGTAGTTGTGCCTTTGGCGAGCAAGGTGGCGGGCAAGATTGGCGATTGGTTGGCGCAACACACTGGAGAAGCGGTTGAGTTGAAGCCTGATTTGGATCAAGTCGCAGCATTGGCCGTGGAGCGCGATGCGCAGTGGGCGCGGGTTTCGACCGCGGATTTTCTAACCGTCGATGAGAAGCGCGCATTGCTTGGCTTGCCACCTCTGAACGGGGAGGAAAGCGCATGAGCGAACGCTATGGGTTTGAAGCGTTTGATTGCGCACCAGCGTTGAGGTTAGAGGCACATGAGCGTGTCGCGACCTTGCAATTTGAAGGCATTAGCAAGCGGTTAGACCGGATCGAAGCGTTGATTGAACGGCTCGAAAAGCGGCTCTGGCTGACAGTTTACGGCGTTGTCGCGGTTATTTTGGCGGAAGCCGTTCAGCCGCTTTTAATAAATATTTGAGAGGATCAAAGATGCAAATTGAGAGTGATCTGGAGCGTAAATTCAGTCGGTTTGGCGAAACGTTGAAAGTGACGGATGGGGTCGAGATTGAAGGCTATGCGTCTTTGTTTGGACAATCTGATCAAGGTGGCGATGTCGTCATGAAAGGCGCATATGTTAAGTCCTTGAAGGCGCTCAAAGAGCAAGGCCAGCATGTGAAAATGCTTTGGCAGCATGATGCGAGCGAGCCAATTGGCGTGTGGGACGCTGTGCATGAAGACGACAAGGGCCTTTATGTAAAGGGTCGTCTTTTGGAAGGTGTTGCCCGTGGGCGAGAGGCGGCAACGCTGATCAGCGCAGGCGCGCTTGATGGTCTGTCAATCGGCTACCGCACAAAGAAAGCGCGACGTGATGCTGGCGGTTTGCGTCAGCTGGAAGAGTTGGAACTTTGGGAGGTGTCGTTGGTGACATTCCCAATGCTGGCAAGTGCGCGTGTAGGGTCTAAGTCGGATGATCCGCGTAAGGATGACCGAGAGGGTTTGCGCGATATTGCAAGTGTTCTGCGCGGGATGCTGCCGCAGATGCAAAAGATGAGCAGCAACGGACATTAATTTCTAACACTGAAAGAGGACCAAGCGATGAGCGATCCTGAGATGAATTCTCGGGCCGGGGAAGATCTGTCTCCTGCCCAGGAACTGAAGTCCGCCTTAACGGATTTCGTAGCTGGCTTTCAAAGCCACACAGCTGCAACTGATCAACGATTTCAACAGCAAGAAGAGCGATTAACTATGTATGAACGTAAGTCACTAGCGCGTGCGGCGCGTCCGGCCTTGTCTTCGGCTGCGAAAGAAACGGCACCTCATGAGAAGGCGTTTGGCGCTTATGTGCGTAGCGGCGACGAAGATCAGCTGCGCGGCATTGAGATGGAGGGCAAAGCGATGTCCACAGCCGTCGCGGCAGACGGAGGTTACCTTGTAGACCCGCAAACATCTGAAACAGTGCAAAGCGTGCTTAAGGGGGCAGCCCCCTTGCGTGCTGTCGCGAGCATCGTGAATGTGGAGGCCACATCGTATGACGTTTTGGTTGATCACACAGATGCAGGTGCTGGTTGGGCAAGCGAAACAGCGGATGCGTCTGAGACAGGTTCGCCGCAGGTGGATCGCATTTCCATTCCTTTGCATGAACTCAGTGCTTTGCCGAAAGTGTCGCAACGCTTGCTTGATGACAGTGCGTTTGACATTGAAAGCTGGCTCGCTGGCAAAATTGCGGACAAATTTGCACGCGCTGAGAGTGCTGCGTTTATCAGCGGTGACGGTGTTGATAAGCCGAAAGGTTTCTTAACCTATGCAACGGCTGCGAATGGTTCTGAAGCGTGGGGCGAAATTGGGCATGTGTTGAGCGAGGCGGACGGTGATTTCAACACTGCCGCGCCTGCTGATGCGATTGTCGATTTGGTTTATGCATTGCCTGCGCGGTACCGTGCGAATGCAACGTTTGTGATGAACTCGAAAACTGCTGGTGCAGTGCGTAAACTGAAAGACGGCGACGGGCGTTTCTTGTGGTCTGACGGTTATGCTGCGGGCGAGCCGTCGCTTTTGATGGGTTACAAGGTCGTCATTTGTGAGGATATGCCGGACATTGCGAGTTGGTCACCTGCGATAGCTTTTGGCGATTTTGCAGCGGGCTACACGATTGCCGAACGCCCTGACCTGCGTGTTTTGCGCGATCCGTTCTCAGCTAAACCGAACGTGTTGTTCTATGCAACTAAACGCGTTGGCGGCGATGTGACTGATTTTCACGCCATCAAGCTTTTGAAATTCGCAGCCAGCTAAAACAAGCTGAGTTGCGAATGCGAAAGGCTGGGTTCTCGCTCGGTCTTTCGCCCTCTGGGCGTGTGCAGAGAGAACCTGAGTTGTCTAGCTGCTCCCCTCCGTCCGAGCAACTCAGGCTGTGCGCGCCCACCTTTGTCAGGGGGAGGTATGACTAATTTGGAGATATCGATGATGTTGATCGAAGAGGCCTCGGTGCCAGATGAGGTTTTGCCTCTCGCTGCCTTTAAAGCGCATTTGCGTCTCGGGACAGGATTTGCGCAAGACGATGTGCAAGACCCTGTTCTAAAGAGTTTTCTAAAAGCAGCGCTTGCTGCGGTTGAAGCACGCACTGGAAAAGCGCTGATCTCGCGTGCGTTTTCATGGTCCCCC